GTCCTCTATTGCGTAACTAACTATACGCCCATCAAAGAACAGTATTGGTGATCCCACAATAGACTCTGACGAATCTAGCACGGCTTTCCAAACACGCCCACGAACATCCATGTAATCATTGGTCAGAATAAGGGCCGCATAAGTCTGAGATTCACCGCCAAATTCGATCTCAGTGGTATTGACGCGCAGTTCAGCATTCTCAGTAACTCCAGGGGTGCTTGTCAGGTCAGGGCTTGAAACGAACGTAGATGAAAATGCCGTAATGTCACGGTTCCAATCGGTCAACCGCAAAATGGTGGAGAAGTCTAATCGTACCAATGTAGCGACATTGAAGTCGTCACTAGAAAGTGCAGCCTGCGTAGCGGCATCGAGTGTTCTGCTCATATGGCCTCAACAAAATCAACTTCATAGCTGTAAGTAAGGTCTGTAGCGACTGAGAACTCCTGTACATCATTGGCCAGCCTTACCGTAAACGGTACATCATCATATGTGATGACCTCATTATTTGAAACGGTTTCAATCAGCGCAGGCTGGAATGACAAGGTTCCTGCCCCAGAGCGGTCAGCAGTAGCCATGTATACTTTATTGTGACCGGCAAACTTGAATACGTCACCTGCCTTCAGATCGCCTGTGATGCCGTCTACAGCAATTGACGTGTCACCTATAGCACCGGCCCCATTTGCCGCCATCGTGCCTGACACGCTTCCTGACGCGCTAGAAACCTCTGGCAGAACTATAGTGAAAGTCTCAGCCATGCCGCGCTGGCCTATAATGAAAGCCATAACAGGCTGAAACTCTGACCTGGTCATTGGCGGGTAACTTGCGCTAAAACTGAATCTCTGTCCGCCAATGTTCCGTACCTGAATGCGTCCAGATATGGTTTGTGATGACAGATTGAAGTATTCGCTTTGCAGGTTTACTGCACTAAATACCGGGGTTGTCGGGTATGTTCCGCTCATCCGAGTGATGGCCTCCCGCGATTGTTAACGGCCTGGTTAACCATAGACATAATCTGCCCACGCCTAGTTGCCAGCAGTTCGTCAAAGCCTTTAGTGTCTACAGCGTTGATGGTGAAACTAATATTGACAGGTGTCCCGCCGCCCTGCGTGTGATCGATGACCGTTTCATTCGGGTGTAGGATTGCCGGGAATCCGCCCTTACCGTCAACGCCGCCTGACCTGGCTCCCATGCCTGTATAGCCGCCACCCTCAAATGAGGCTAGGGTCTGACCCATGATTGCGCCCGCTGTTACAAATCCCATAGTCGCAGCAACTTTAGAATGTACATCACCGGCTGCAATTAATCCTATATTTCCTGTGGCTGCCGCCAATGTAGCGTAAGCCTGTTTAATCTGCATCGCCGTAATCAAGCCTGATATTACCGCTTGTGCCGCAGCTAAACCCTGCTGTATAACAAATAAAGCCTTCCCTGCCGTGGAACTTTTATCTATAAAACTAGCAAGTGCCGCAACCTGCTGCTGTGTAGATTGCAGAATCAATTGCGTTTGCGACATTGTGTAAGTTTCTATATCTTTCGAGAACTTTGCATATAGAGCAGATTTGGAGTCAAGGTACATCTGAGTAGAGAGAAGACCCTTCTCATAAAAGTCGTCCAACTCTTCTTGCTGGCGAGCATATATAGCCTTTAGCTGATCATATTCGGTCATCGCTGCTTCTATATGACCCGTAGCTACTTTTCTAGCCTCTGCTTGTGCCTCGTTCATTTTCTCAACAGCTTCTTTTGCTTTTTTTAATGCTTCAGCTTGTTCTTTTGTCCCGTTAATATATTCATCTCTTGCAGCTTTTGATTTCTCCATTTCTTGGCGCAGAGTATCTATCTCTGCCGCATGACCCTCTGTTTTTTTAGCCGCTATTTCTTCTGCTGCTGAGACAGTTGATACGCCGTAAGCAAAGCTGTCAGCATGTATGGACATCGTGTCAAAGTTTTCAGACTCTGATAGCTGTTTTTGTAATTCTTTAGCTCTATCGAGTTCCTTTGACATTCTGGCAATTTGCTTTTCTTGCTGACGAACTTCTTCCGCATATTGTAGAGCCAGATATTCTCTCTGCGCATCAGTAAGATCATCATATGAAAGGCCAAGACTTTTTACCCTGTCTGCTAAATCGCCAGTAGTTTCTGACGCTTCCCTGGTTCGCATGACATAACTGGCCAAGCCACCAACAATAGCAAGGACTGCACCAAACATAGCGCCGCCAGTACCCATTAATGAGGCTATTTGTGAACCCTGTTGGGCGAACACCATCATGGCGTTCTGGCCCATAGATAGCTGAACAGCTACGTCTTGGATTTGGTAACCAAGCTGGGCAGCACCACCGCGCATCATACGCATACCGCCAGCAGCGTCTTTGTAGTTACCGTTGGAATTTCTGACGTTTCTGTTTACTCTAGTTAACGCATTATCTAGAGCATCCAGGTCATTAAGTGCCTGTTTACCGCCTTGCGTTTCTAGGTGTAGAAGTATTCGCTCTCTTGATCCCGCCATGGCGCTCTTGTCTTTTCTCTTTTAGGTTATAAAAAACAAACCAATGATGGAATTCTTCTTCCGTCATTTCTAGTATTGTCGAGAGTGGCTGACCAAGAGAACTCGCTAGTTCAAACATCCAGTAAACTAGCGTAGGTTCGCCTTGATCATTTATTAGTTTTTTCCACGTTCCTCATTAGTAAATCCCAACTCTAGAACAAAGTCGGCCAATTTATTAACAATGGTGGGATCAACACTATTTCTTAATCTGTGCTTGTCCTCAATTGTGAAAACACTTTCACCATTCTCGTCCTGTAGACCAAATATGATCGCGTAGACCATAAAATCGGTAGTATCATCCCCTGCCCGTCTAAGCCATTTCGCTTTGTCATCCAGAGTGAGGTTTTTCGCACACAGCGTTACTTCCCACTCTGGTACTTCTAACTTGCGAATAGCTTTGTTGCTGAAATGAGATACCGCAGTATCTATTAGTTTCATTATGCAACAGTTCCTTCAGTCAATGCGCCAGTTCCCTGGAAGCTCAGTGATGCTTCAACCAGGCCATCAAAGCTGGCAGAAATGGACCTACCGGTGATAAGAACAGTACCAGACAATTTGTGATCGCCAGAAGTATTACCTTCCATCTGGAAAGACATGGTCACTTCACTACCAACGGTCATTGCCTGCTGGGCAGTATCAGTGTCGTCAAACATAACATCGCAAGAACCGCTGAAAGATTTCAGAGATGCCTTGTAAGTACGTGAAGTGTCACCCATGGAAGTATCTTCCAGGGTATCCATGCTTTCATCTACAGTGTAACTTTTGATTTCGCCGATGGCATCGGAACCTACCAGGACAGTGCCACCAGAGCCGCTAAATGTTGCCATTATCTTCTTCCTCAACTATGAGTTTTTCTTTCTTTGCTTTCGGTTTAGGCGGCTCTTTTGACCAGCCCTTGCCTTCCATATTCGGGAAGTCTTCTTCCCAAATCTCTTGCACGTTATCGCCTTTATATATCGTGATTCGTTTTGCCATAGCGCACACCTATATAGGAGTTTCTAAATCGTTTTCATTATACATATATGTGACTATCACTGTAATGATTACAACGGATAAGGGCTGCTCGCCGTCATCTGATAGGTCACTAGTCATGTTTGCAATTCTTGTGTCCTTTGCTACACCACCCCTTGTCCGGTCAGCATACAAGGCCTCACTGACCTCCAAGCAAATAGCATCAATAGTGTCATCATACCCTTCGGTAGCTTTTACATAGCCTTCTACGTTTACCGTCAAAGTGCTGCTTACCGATCTGGGAGGGTTGATAGTCTCGTAAACGCTTTCATCTGAATTGGTATAAACGCATAGTGCTGGCAATTTGTTACTGCCAAGCGTGTACACTCGATGATTGAAGACGTTACTGCCGGTAGTCGTTAAGCCGGTCAACGCGGTAATCATATTGTCGCGTATCTGCTTTCTGATGTGAGCCATTAGTCTTTCTCTAATGCCAGTTCAGTCATGCCCTGGCCGTCTGACATGACTACCTTGATAGTGTAATCAACGTCATTTATTGTGATTGCGTCACCTTCTGTTGCTCCAGTTATGTCAGCAGTCCTGACAAAGAGCCGTGGCTGTTGCATGGAGACTCCGACTGTTCCTCCAGCTTCTACTTCCTCATAGATGTTATCAAAAACGCCCGTGATGGTTTTACGCGATCCGCTGGCCGGATTGAACTTAACGTCCTCGCCAAAATCAGCCAACAAAGCGGCTCTATCTTCAGCGGTTTCAACAGGCATTAGACACCAGCCCTATTCTTTCGAGTCCTGCGCTTTGGCTTATCTTCGTCCAAACCCACAGAACGATCTTGCAGTTCTTTTGGCTCGTCATATGGCTCGATCCTATTGATCGACATAAGCAGAGCGGCATCGTTATCGTTTATTTCTACGATATCTCCAGGCTGTGTAGATTTAGTGTTTATTACGCAACCTTTCTTAACTTTGTATTTCATATTAACCCCTAATAGATAAAGCGGGGGCGAACCCCCGCTCATCTAATTTACTAATGGTTATGCGCCATCGTTACCGAAAGCAAAGCTAACAGCGTGACGTACAGCAACATCCATGGATTGGAGTGCAACAACGCGAATTGTACCAGTAGTAGAGGCAGTGTATGGATCAACAATAATGTCGAGTCCACCAAACATGCCAACCAAGCAGTCAGTGAAGTTACCAAAGTAAAGGTTTCCAGCAGTTGCCTGGTTGGAAACGATTGCATTGTAACCGTTGATCTGTCCACCTTCTGACACAAAGCGGCCTGAACCAGCATCAACAACTGTTGTCTTCAACGCGCCATTCATTGCGGCAGGCAGAATGTAGGCCAGGTTACCAACCAAAGCGTTGTCTTCAGCAACAGCGGTTTCCAGGCTTACAGCTTCAGCAAATGTCGGGTTTACGCCAGCAAAAGCAGTAACAGTGTTAACACCAGAAGTGTTGAGAATGCCAGTAGGCGCACCTGAAGCACCGTCACCTTCCAGAGCAGCAGAGTCCATGGTCAGTGCGATAGCCTGTGTCAGGTCATCACGGATCAGGTTCTCAACGTCCAGAGAAGACTGAATCAGCAACTGACGGGTAACGTCAGTAAATGCACCCAGAGTCTTTGGAGTAAGGCTTACCTGGCCAACAGTCATCTCAGACTCACTGGCAGCACCGCCTTCAGTAGCAATCCAGCCAGCAGCGGCAGCAGCGGTCTTCTTCGGGATCTTAACGTCACCAGACAGACCGTTAAGCATAGTTGCACCGGCCTGCATTACGCTAGAAGCGTTGCGCAGAACATCGATGAAATCACCGCCACGGAAGTCGTCAGTGAAAAGCGCAGACTCATCAGAAGAGTTCAGATCACGCTTCCAAGTCTTCATTACTTCGGCAGGAAGCATGATACCCTGACTGCTGCGTCCATACTGCTCTGCAGCGGCTTCGGAGCATTCAAACTCAAAGCGAGCAGCTTCCTGTGCCCTACGATCAGTAGGATTGGCAAGAGCGTGAATTGCGCGGCAGAGAGAGAAACGCTGTGTTTCTTTTTCTGTCAGTCCAATGTCCTGATCTTCGAGAGCGCGGTCAAAGCCTACTTTTTCAAGCAGTTCGCCACGGAACTCGTCAATGGATTTACCTTCGCTGATAGCTCTCTGAGCCATTTCGCTCTGGTTGTGTCGTGCGCCCAGAGATACGATCTCTGCGGCAGTTTTCTGTGCGGCTTTGCGAGCATTCGCTTCAATTTCCGCAACATCTACAGTCTGTTCTTCAGACATAATGTTTACCTCAATTTTAGAGTTTTCGATTACGGGTTCTTTTGAAGGTTCGCTTGACCGCCCTACGCCAACTGTCACATCGGCAGGAATGGATACCAAACTTGCTTCGACAGGCCTCCAAGATTTGGCAATATAAGTATCACCGTCATCTCGTGACCTTTCAATTTTGTCAATAGAGTACCCAACGCTGATATTTGCCCGGATACCGTCTACGACATCATCAAAAGCCTCTCTGGCAAGTCCGTTTCTTCCGAATCGAACTGTCGCTCGCAGTCTACGAGCCGAGCCGTCAAGGTCTACTGATTCAATTACACCAATCTGCTTTTCAGGATCGTGATCCAATAGCAGTGGCGCACGGCCAGAAGCAAGGAACCCAAGATCAATTGCTTCAGCCGAATGTTCTAAAATCTCATTACCAAAAGACCTGGCAACAGGCTCTTCGGATGAGATTGCAATTTGTACTGTACGTTTTTCTTCGTCAATCGGAGAGGCATCGAGTGACATAGCGCGATGGATAACTTCTGCTTTCTCGGCCCTGTTATCCTCTTCAACTATCTCTTCTTCAACTTCAACCGTATCGACAATTTCAACCTCTTCGGTTGATTCGATATTTTCTTCAGTCATCTGCCTTTCTCCAGCGTCTGATATGTCTTCATTATAGCAAGATTTGTCGTTTCGTATACTTTCGATGTCGCTGTCCCTTTCGTCTGCCTTATCCATGCGAGAGACTATACTGTCTGCCCATGTCTTGCCTGCGTTACCGCCCCATAACGCCCACGCAATTCGCCCATTGCTTGGATATCCATCTTCACCTGGACTAAACCCTTCGGCCTTTTTGTCTACTTCATGACGGGCAAAGAAAGAGCGCATTCTTTTGACTGTATCGAGTGAAAGTTCTTTCCTGTTGCTGATATCCCTTGCCCTAGCAATACCAACTTCAGTGCCACCACGGCCATGCTCTTTGCGCCAGTCCAGACCTTTTTTAGCCTCTGACACCATGCCGTCAGTAGGCTTAGTGTTTATTTCTATACCTTTATACTTCGGCATCGTCTTCCATCCCTTCCGGCGGTACTGGTGATAGGTTGCCAGAATACGGTTCCAGGGCATAGCTGATACCAAACTGGTCCGCCAGTGCCTTGTCTCGCTGTATCGATGCCATCAGGTCTTCGACATCCTTACCATACTGGTTGGCAACGTCAGAGATAGACATAACGCCATTTTTCATACCAACCACTGCAGCGTTCATCTCTTTCAGCGGATCAATCCATGACCAAGCCTTTGCCTGGAACGTGCTTGCCGCCATGAACTTATCAAGTTGATTTATCGGTATACCAAAGCTGCGCATTTCCATCGCAGATGCCAGCCATGCCTCATAAATAGGCCTGACAAAATGCTCCTGCATAAAATACTGCATCGACTTGTAGAAATCGCGTTCTTCCAAAGCGCCCTGGCGT